CAAAGTCAAAGATACACAAATCTAAACCATTTGGTAGTTCATCACCTTTGATTTTATTCCAATAGTTTTCTTCGTAGATTGGTTTTACATCTTCATCATTCAATGCTTTCATTTGGTCTACTGTACTTTCTTTTCCAGTCCATTCGTCATAGACTTTCTTAGTAACTCCCAAATTTGTAATTCCGCCTGGATCATCAGGATGATTTACATAACCGCCTTCATGTCGTAATACTTTATGAACGCAGTTTCCGAAATTATGTTGTGCCATTTTACTTTATCCTTTTTTAATGATTGTCCAAGCACCCCATGCAATGGCAATGCCTGCGGCAATCTTTGCTAGTGGTGACAGGAACAGTACTAGGCAACCGAGAACGATTAGTCCAGCGCCATCCCAACTTGTTCTTTCTTTAATTCTGTCTTTAATCCATGTAGTCATATTGACCTCCTATTATTTATGCACAGAGTTTTTGCGACATTTTCTTGTCTACACTTTCAAATAATCCTCTGTACTCTTTGCGGTTCTTTGCTAAGATGTATTCTTTAACTAGACCGCTTCTTACAATGTCTTCTTCGGTAAAATCTATCATATCGAAAGAAGACATATTCTTTATAATATCCATAAACTGGATAATACCCGTTTGCTCTGATTGCTTTACTAAATCAGTTTGCATAAAGTCTCCACAAAATGAGATGCGAGAATTTTGACCAACCCTAGTAATGATTGTATCTAATTCGTGAAAGTTCAAATTCTGACATTCATCTACAATAATATAGGAATCTTTTAATGTTATACCTCTTATATATGATGTGGGCATAAACTCTAGTATGTCTTGATATTTAGCAAGTTCGTATGGGTTCTCTACTTCAGGAAACAACTCATCGAATAATGAATAATATGGTTCTGTATAAACAGACATTTTCTCTTCCTGTGAACCAGGTAAGAAACCTATGTCTCTTGTTGGTAACATAGAACGCACGATGACAACTTTCGTCTGTTCTACTCTTCTTGAAAGGACTGCTTTCATCGCAAGGTAAATCATTATAAATGTTTTTCCTGTACCTGCACAACCATGCAACATTAAGTTCTTATCATTTTGAAATGCGTCAAATGTTTTGCTTTGATTGACTGTCATTGGTTCAATATTTTTTAATGATGTTTTAGTTAAACACTTTGCACGAACTGGTACTTTATTTTTACGTTGTCTTGACATGAGTTCTCCTTTTGAATGTGTCACCATCTTATAAGGTCATCAAATCTCATCATCAGTGTTTATACGGACACTTGCCTCCTTTCTCTTTTTCTTGTTTAAATCCTAGCGTCTTCATTGCTATTCTATATGCCTTTGATCCTCTCCATTGAGTATTCATTAGATAGAATGCTTCTCTGTCTCTCTCTACATCAGCATCATTTGCTAATCGTATTTCAAGAGGTAACTTCTTTCTTTGAATTGGTATATGTGTAACTAGAGGTTGACCGAACTTCATAGCAAACTGTACACCTCTTCTCTTAACGAAAAAGAACATATTGCTTTCGTGCCAATAGTCAGTGTTAAGTATTCCAGGAACTGCCTGCATACAATCATTAAATTGAAATGTAGGATCAATCAAAAGAGTACTCCAACCTTTGGGTGTCACTATTCTCCATGGTGTCTCTAACTTGAGAAGTGCAGTACACCATTCTGCAGGTAACTCATCTATCATCGTTGAGTATTGAGACGGAGGGTGTGTCTTCCAACTAGGAGATATATCTTCTCTCTTATGAAATTTACGCCAATCACCTACGTCTTCCTCGGTGTAACCTAGTCCCATTAGATATGCTTGTACTTGTTCACTGTCAGGTTCTAGTGTTTTAATTTTTGTATGGTCTCCATTAGCATATTCTGGATCACCGTAATTATAAGAAGAACCTTCTGAAGAAGTGTGTGCTAATACTTGTTTACCATCTAGAGTAGTACTAAGAACACTGTTCGCCCAAAAAGGCACAGTGTAACCTAGCGTAAGAATATCTTGCATACCAGGACAAGTTTTGATTGTGTGACCCCATGTATCAAAATCTGGATGAATTCCATGAGGTATACCTTTTGCCATTGCTTGACCTTCTTTATGTTCTAGCAACTGTTCATCAGTAGTATCTGTCTTAGGTAAGTCTTTGTACCACTTAGGCATAAATCTAGCAGTAGGTTGAACTGGTGCCCACTTATCCATACCTGTAATATGCGAATAGTATTCTACTCTAGGGGGCGAATAACTCTTCGTTGATAACCATTGAGCAAAGTCGTAAATTAACTCTCTCACTTCTTTTTATTCCTATGTTTTTGTAAAATATTTTTTGTCTTTACTTCAGCGATAGATTTAGAACGATAACTGTCTAGATTAGAACCTGGATTCTTTTCTGCTATCTTAGACATAACTTCTTTGAACCCACCGGGAACTTTATCTCTAATGGATACACTTCCCAATATCGCAGGAGCAGTAATCACTTTATCTAAGTGAGGATTTGTTTTTTGAAAATCATCAAGTTCAGTATATGACATGAAGTGGTCTTCAACTTCTCCGGTTGCTTGATTAATAAAACTGTATGTAGGCATAATGTATTATACTCCAATAATATTATTTAGTTAGTGCATTTGCTTACGCTTGAGTTCTTCCATATAATTAATTACTTTTTGCCAGTAATCTTTGAACCAAGGGTCTTGTGCGTTATGCTTTGCTTTATATAGATATCGCAGTCTGCGATTGATTGTTGGAATATTCATACCAATACGGAACCTCTCTTTTTCTCCAGTTAGCAAAACCTTTCTTTGCTTCCATATAGAAATTGCGATATGCAGAGATACTATCATCTTCAACCATGCACTGCGGAAACTCTTTCATTGCTTGTGGTGGTTCTACAAAAGGTGTATCTGCAATATTCTTAGGTGGGGTTTTTAGAATTTCGTGCAGTAGCGTATAACTAAGGTGTTCGTTTTCGTATCGTAACTGGAACTCTTTATACAGTTCGCACCAAAGGTCGTACAACCATGTGTAGTGAGAAACAGACTGCCTAACCCAAATAGCACTAGGATGGTTGACATGACACGCTTTATATATTGTATTCTCTTCATTAGGGTTATTCAAACGCCAGCGTTTGACTTTTCTATTATTCTTACTATAAGCAGTATATTCTTCACCGTCTAAGACCCTATGAGCGGTACTCATAAGTTGAGCGTACTCAACAAGCATTTTAGAAACGTGTTTATCAACGTGCCATTCTGCACATTGCTTTGGGTCATTGTGTAGGTAGAATATATTCATCACCAAGGTCCTCGCATATTGAAAGTTCAAGATAGATAGAATCCAGATACATCATCATATCATTCATTTGATAGTGTACTTGTATTAATATCACACATATTATAATAAGTAAAGCAAAAATTACAGATAGTAAAACTTTTACCATTTGTCCTCTAACTTCTTTTGAAGTTTACGCCAACGCTTTACTGCTTCTTTTTTTCTACGTTGTTTTTTCTCAGATGGTTTTTCGTAGAATGATTTTTGTTTTAGTTCTTTGAGAAGACCTGACTTCTGAACTTTACGTTTGAAAATCTTTAGTGCTTTCTCAATGTTACCATCACGAACAGTAACTTCTAGACCACCATCTTTAGGTTTATCTTTCCAGTTACTTCTTCGTGGTTTGTTGTAATTGTTATTAAATGTTCTCATACTACACACTATACTCTAGTTGTTTACATTTGTCAAGTCTTTTTATGGCAATAATCATTCGGCGAACTTTATGTGAATTTGATTAGGGTCTTCTTCTATTCTTGTCAATAAGTCTTGTTCATATTTATGAAAGTTCATGGCAATAGTAATTCTATTCTTTTGCATCAAATCACTATCTTGATATTTACCTTTTCTAATATATGGCACCGAATGCATCATATAACCAGGAAATATAATCAAAGTTCCTGCCGTTGCAAATTTCTCATGCAATCTCTGCGTAACTTCTGTTTCTCCACCAGGAGTATTATCGTATCGACTTTGTACTGTATAATAGTTAGGATTATGAAAGCAAGTAGGTATAGTATCATTTGTTACATAATAAACTGCACAGACTTCATGCACACCATGATGATGTGCTTCTTGAAAGTGATGACTTTCATCATACTTGTTCCACCAACATTGAGTAACTTTATTCGGTTTAGAAGGTTCGTACCAACCAACCTGAACCATGTATTGATTGACTGCTTCGTTAACTACTTCTAAAAAGTCTGAATGACGTTTTGTGAATTCCATTGACAAGGCATCATTCTCAAAAGATGTTTTTACTTTACAGTCCCAAACTCTTGCGCCAGTATGTTCATCTATGTCTGATGATAGGGTTTCTATTGTATCTTTGATTTTATCATTGTCTACTTTTTCTAGTAAACTCATCTCACCTATGGGGTGAGGAAATACATAATCAATATTCATCATAATATTATCCACTATATTTTGTCTATGTTATCGTCATCTTCTTTTACGATATCTGTTCGTACTCTCTTCATGTCTCTTGGAATTGAACCGTCATTTCTTCGTATTACTTTATATTCATCTACAGTTAATATATCTTTTAATCCCATATAGTCACCTTCAAAATAACTTGCAGATATTGTGTAATTTTCAAAATTTCTTACATGAACAACTCTAGCAAGTGATCCATGCTTTCGGCGGTCGTGAGGTTTAATAACTTCAATCACATCACCAGGAAATAGTTTTGATGTTTTTGGATATCTCTTATTACCATAGTAGACATGAGTTGCTTCATCATCAACTTCATCTTCTAAAATAAACTTGAGACCTTCTTTCTTTAATGCTTCTCTATCAATATATCCTTGTTGGTCAAGTGCTTTCATATTTTTTCTAGATATTTCAGGAGGTACATCTTTTAGCATTGCCGCCATAATATCACCAGGACTAATGACACCAACCTTACTAATAACATCACCTCTCGTAGTGGTGTTCTGGTGTCTACTACCACCGACAACATATTGAGTATCGCCTTTAGGAGTTATTTTTCTTTGGGTCTTTTCGTAATCTGATTCCGACATTTTTCATCCTCTTATATAATATAATAGTATTTATACGATTTGTCAAGTTATAAATAATAACATAGTATATATATCGAGGTTAGAATGACAAGAAAATTTTCAGATATCAAAGATGACTTGTTTATTGAACAAGCGAAAGAACTCAATGAAGGTGTATACGATCCAGGTATCTTCAAAGCATTCTTCTTAGCAGGTGGTCCTGGTTCTGGTAAGTCATATGTTCAGAAAAGAACGACTGGTGCTAGAGGTCTTAAAGTAGTAAACTCAGATGATATATTTGAGAAGTTACTGAAAGACGCTGGTATGGAGACTGTACCTAAAGATATCTATTCAGATAAGGGTCAAGCACTTCGTGGTCGTGCAAAAGAAATAACTAAAGCAAGACAATCAAATTTTCTAAAAGGAAGATTAGGTCTAGTTATAGATGGTACTGGTAAAGATATTTCTAAGATACAGAAACAAGCAGGTGCCCTCAAAGGATTAGGTTACGATACTTATATGATTTTCGTAAACACTAGTGAAGAAGTCGCACAAGAACGCAATCAGCAAAGAAAGCGTACTCTTGCTAGAGATGAAGTTACAAGAATGTGGAATGAAGTTCAAAAGAACATCGGTGGATTTCAATCACTATTTGGTCAGAAAAACTTTATCATTGTTGATAATAATGAAGCAACAGATGTATATCTCAGTTCGGTTTGGAAACACGTTGGTAAATTAGTTAAACAAAAAGTAACTAATTATATCGCTAAAGCATGGATCGAAAATGAACTAAAAAAGAAAAGAAGATAATTATCTTTCTTTATATCCATTCACTTCTTCTACTAAACGCTTTTCTAACTCTGCTACTGTGAATTGATTTTCACGATAGCGTAGAGGATTGCCTTCGTACAGATTGATTGCAAAAAGTTTATTTAGAAATTTCATCATAGTCAATATCCTTTCCTAGCATTAATGATTTTGCTTCTTTATAATATCCCATTCTAGATAATTCAGATGCCGCTCTTGCTCTACCAGCGGATTCAGTAAACGCACATACTGATACTAATACTGCTAAAAAGACCGCTCTTATTTTTGTACAAATTTCACAAGTAAATTCATAACTATTGTGTAATGCTACACCTATTGACATTAGGTTCTCCTCCCATTTAAATATGATTGATAATACGAGATACAGTCAGCATCTTGTAAATGTTTAGTGTCGTTTGCAAATTCTGTTCTTATAAACCTGACCATATCTGCATTGGTAGGTTTAGGTTCAAATAATTGTTTGATCCATGTTACTATAGTCTTCATTTTATTCCTCTATGCACGCCAAAGTGCTTGACACACTATCTCAAATGTGTTATACTATGTTTCTAGTTATGTGAAAAGTGTAAATCAGTGACCCAACTTACGCAACTATATATACAATGAAACGCCGGAAACGTCAGTATTACTGATGTTTATTTGGCAGAACAGATGTGACAAAATTGCACATATACATAGTACTATAATATAATGGAGACAGTATTGAAAGTCAGATTAATTAGTTACAGTCAACCACATGAAAATGAACTTTATGTAGGTCAAGACGTACAAGAACTTATCGCTTATTGCGCCAGAGTTTCTAACCCATCAAATCAACTCAATGAAGACACATCGGCAAAACTGTTGTCGTATCTAGCAAAACATAAGCATTGGTCACCTTTTGAAATGGTGTCTGCTTGTTTAGAGATTGAGACAACAAGAGATATCGCAAGACAAATCTTACGGCATCGTAGTTTCTCTTTTCAAGAATTCAGTCAACGCTATGCTGATCCCACAACAGATTTAGAATTTGTTCGCAGAGGTGCTAGATTACAAGACCCTAAGAATAGACAGAACTCTATTGATGCGGCGCCTCAGTCTATACAAGATATGTGGGATATGAAGCAACAAGAAGTTATCGCAAAGTCTAAAGAAGTATATGAGTGGGCGATTGAACAAGGCATTGCTAAAGAACAAGCAAGGGCAGTTCTACCAGAAGGTTGTACAATGTCTAGAATGTATATGAATGGAACATTACGTTCATGGATGCATTATATAGAATTAAGAAAAGAGAATGGAACTCAACGAGAGCATATGGCAATCGCAGAAACTTGTGCAGAAGTTATTGCAAAAATATTTCCACTTGCTAAGGAGTTGTAGTGAGTAATATAGTATCTATTTTTCCTAGTGCAATTTACATAAAAGATACTCGCATTGATACTAGTGATATGCTACAGGTTTGCTTAGATATTGAAAGTGAAGACCATGGTCTATTACACGGCGAAGCACAAAGCACCTTCACAACTGAAACTAACATCTTAGAGCATTCATCTTTTTCTTTAGCAAAGTCTGTCATCACATCTGAAGTGCGAACCTTTGCAAAACAAATCGGTATCAATATGAAAGATGTGAAGTTAGGTAGAAGTTGGTTCAATATTCAAAAGCAAGGTTCTACTATAATGCAACATAATCATAGACGCTCGGTTATCAGTGGAGCATTTTATATTCACGCTGATAAAGATGCGGCGCCTATCACTTTTGCTAATCCGCTCATGGCACATAAGATGTACGAACCATCTGTAGGAGGTAGTACAGATTACGATGTTGAGTTTATAAATATATCAGCAGAGACAGCAAAACTGGTTCTGTTCCCATCTTGGTTAGAACATTATGTAGGATACAATAATTCAGACATGAGAGTTACACTTTCTTTTAATTTTTCTTAGGAGTTTCAGATGATTAAAAAAATAAAAACATATTTTAAAAAGTGGATTGCTGATATGGAAGAAAAAAACAAACCTGTTGGGTATCTCGGTCGAGATTTATCAAAAAATAATTTAAAATAAATTACAAGTCATTGAAATGCAACAATTTTTTGTTGCATTTTTTTGTGGATTTCCCTTGACATTGTGGTAAACATCTGTTATATTATATAAGTAAGATGAATTGAAACAAAGAGAGGTTATTATTATGGCGTATATTTCACAAGAAAAGAAAAAAGAACTTGCTCCTGCTATCAAAGCAGTTGCCAAGAAGTTTGGTATGAAAGTTACTATCGGTATCAACAACCATTCTTCTTTAGTTGTTCGT